AAGAAATTCGACAACCACGTCTACGAAAATGCCGGCAGCCGGCCGTTGAGCGATGACCAGATTCATATGCTCGAGCGAGATGCGGGTACCAGCTTCTTTCCTGAGTACGTGGCCTCCCTATACAGCGGCATGTTCGTACCGATTGCAGCTCCCGAAACCCTGGACAACATCGAGTTGTACAGCCGTTCGGTGAGCACGGCAGCCAAGCGTGGGGTGGTCGATCAGATCATCGAGAAAGCGCTGGCCGATGGCGTCATCGAAAAAGGTGAGGCGGCTGCAATTCTTGCTGCCCACAGCAAATACCTGAGCGCCCGGCATTCCGAAGTGCTGGCCACGATCCAACTGCACAGCACGGAGGCCGACCAATGAGCGTTTACAAAATGGTTTGCCCCCACTGCATGGGGCGCATGCGAATCCGCACCAGCGAAGGCACTCACATTTTCCTGCGCGTGGCTTACCTGCAATGCGCAAACGAGGCTTGCGGCTGGTCCGTGCGAGCCGAGTTTGAAATGACTCATGAAATGAGCCCCAGCGGTATGCCCAACCCAACCGTCAAGCTACCCGTAGCTCCTGTTGCATTGCGGCGCTTGGCGATGAAGTCCCAGGACGATCAGCTTGATTTGCTGGAACCACTCGATAAGGAGGTTGAATACGCATGAACGCCATCACCTTGACGATCAATCCTACCAATGACTATCGCGCTGCAATGCAGCAAGCGGCCGTGGCCTACCTGTACCGCCAACAAGGACAGCACCTGTCCGGCGATCACCAGCTACTTGAAAACTGCAAACGCTACCTCGCCCAATCGCTCGAAGTATCCGAGCATCTGGTGCAGCGCATCGCTGAACTGGCAGTTGCCGAATTTGAAAGCATGACCACAAAACGTGTGGCTCTGCTGGGCATCTATCCGGCAAGCAGCGCATACCGGTACCTGGTCTGGTTACTGGATACACAAACGCAGAAGCGCTACCCGGTCCCGGCGCGCTTCTTACCAGCGCGCTTGCTGACCTCCCGCGACACCTCGAACTAAATCTGAACCACCCCTGACATCCGCCCACCTTCCGTGGGTAAGGGGAAACTGCACTTTACTGGTGGCCGAAATGAGCAATATCACCATCCAACTGGAGCTGAACCAACAGCAGGCTGAGCAATACCTGCAGTGGCTCAACAGCCAGTACGACACCACCATGGCCGACGTCTGGTACTCCGACCGCTATCGGAATGTACCGCGTGATCAACGAGCACCGAAGGTGCTTAAGGACATCCCGCACCTTGCCGGCATTTGCCGGACTCGCAGTGAGCTGAAAAAGCAGCTCGGCGCCAATACCGTGGAGCGCACACTGTGAATTACAACCCTATGGATCACCAACTGCGGGCAGACGTCCTGCAGCGCCTTGAAAATGATTACGGGCTCAAGCATCGGAGCGGTACCGAATTCATGCGTGGCGGCGAGTGCCCGGCATGCAGCAAGAAAGAGTTGTACACCAGCTTCACATCGCCCTGGTTCATCAAGTGCGGCCGCGAAAGTAAGTGTGGCCAGCAGTGGCACGTCAAAGAAATTTATGACGACCTGTTCAATGACTGGAGCAAGCGCGCACCGTCGACTGAACAAGAACCGAACGCCACAGCACGTGCATATCTGGAGTTTGCTCGCGGGTTCGATCTCGGCCGGGTTTCTGGTCTGTACAGTCAAGAAAACTACTGGGATCCCAAACTGCAAATTGGTTCGGCAACGGTCCGTTTTCCCTTGGCGAAAGGTGGCTATTGGGAGCGTCTGATTGATCGGCCTGCTCGCTTCGGTAAGAAAAAAGCACGCTTCCTCAAAGGTGACAGCTATCGGGGTGTTTGGTGGTGTCCTGATTCGATCGACCTCATCAACGCAGATGAGGTGTGGATCGTTGAGGGAATCTTCGACGCGATATCACTACACCACTACAACATTGCGGCCGTGTCAGCGATGAGCAGCAATGCTTTCCCGGAACAGTCTCTGAAAGAGTTGGCCCATCAAAGGGGAGGCAAGTTACCGACGCTGATCTGGGCATTGGATAACGAACCTGGTGCACGGACCTATACGCAGCGCTGGGCGAGGAAAGCTCGTGAAATGGGCTATCGATGCAAAGCCGCTCAGATCCCTCAGCGCGATGGACGAAAAGTCGATTGGAATGATCTCCACCAACGGTGGCGATTTGAAAACGAAGAGCAACGTACACACCGCCGCGAGCGCGATCTCGCTACTGCACGTCACCACGGTGATCTGCTTTTGGCAGAAACGCCGCGTGAGAAAGCCATGTTGATTTACGGGTGGGAGGAAGCCTCTTCGGAGTTCTACTTCGACTTCGCAAACCGCTTGTATTGGGCAAAATTCGACTTGAGCAAGCTGGATGAAGAGCAGCGGGCCATCGTTGATAGCGATGACCACGATGCCCAACTACTCAGCGATAAGTCTGCTAGACGCAAGGCATTGGACACCATCTGCTCGCTGAAACTGCTCGCAAACTGCAACTTCGAAGCCCTTTACAAACAGGTCAACGAATCGACTGGCGAGGCTTGGTACTACGTGCGCATTGATCCGCCGCACGATGGCCCGATCGAGAAGATCACCTTCACCCCCAAACAGGTCGCTTCAAGCAGCGAATTCAAGGCACGTCTGCTGTATGCCGGTGCTACATGGCTTGGTACCCAAAAGCATCTCGACCAAATCGTCATCACCCAAACAGAAGGTATCAAGACCGTCGAAACCGTCGACTTCGTGGGATATAGCAAAGACCACAAGGCATACATTTTCAACGACATCGCCTGTCATAACGGACAGATCTTTAAGGCTAACGCAGAGGACTACTTCGAGTTCGGTAAGCGGCGGGTGAAGTGCCTGATGAAGACCGTGAAGATCAATCCCAATGCAGACTCAGACGGATATCGCGAGGATTGGCTGCCGAAGCTGTGGCTGTGCTTTGGCGCGAAAGGGATCATAGCCCTCGCTTATTGGTTTGGCTCGCTGTTCGCAGAGCAAATCCGTGAGCAGTATGAGAGTTTCCCTTTTCTAGAGGTGACCGGTGAGCCAGATGCGGGCAAATCCACGCTCCTAGTATTCATCTGGAAATTGTTCGGTCGCAACTATGAAGGATTCGACCCAACTAAAGGCTCGACGGTCGGTCGCAGTAGGGCAATGGGCCAGGTAGCTGGCATGCCGGTAGTACTGTTGGAAGGCGATCGAAACAGCGATGCGAACAACACAAAGTCCTTTGACTGGGACGAGCTCAAAGACTTTTTCGGCGGTGGTCTTCTGCGGACTCGCGGGGTCAAAAACAACACCAATGAAACCTATGAGCCCCCATTTCGCGGCTCGATCGTCATCAGCCAAAACGCTGCGGTCACAGGCCATGAGGCGATTCTCAGCCGAATCGTAAAGCTGCACTTTCTAAAGCCAAACATAACCGCTGAAAGCAGCGCGGCAGCTGACGCACTGAACCTGATGGAAATCGAGGAAGTGAGCAACTTCTTGGTCCAGGCCATCAAGTTGGAGCCCCAGGTCATGGCGCGCTTTGCAGAGCGATATCCATATCACCGCGAGCGCCTTCGGGGACAACGCGCCTTGGGCTCCGCTCGAGTCATCAAGAACCACAGCATGATGCTGGCCCTGATTGACTGCCTATGCCTGTTGCTGCCGTTGGACGAGAACATGGTTGCCAGCGTTCAGCAGCAACTGATGGTAATGGCTATAGAACGGCAGTCAGCCATCAGTGCTGACCTTCCTGAAGTAGTCGAGTTCTGGAATGTCTACGAGTACCTGGAATCGCTCAGTGATGAACCGCTGGTGAATCACAGCAAGAAGCCAGACGTCATCGCAATCAATCTAAACGAATTTGCAGAGAAAGCTGCAGAGCATCGGCAAAAGCTGGCCGACATCGGCACGCTGCGCCAACTGCTGCGTGATTGCCGGACCCACAAACTCATCGACTCGAACAAGACAACCGACAGCGCAATTCGCGCTGCCCAGTCTGCTAAAGCCCCCATGGCGAGCGCTAAACCCTCGGTGAAGTGCTGGCACTTCAAGGCGTAGGGCTGCAACCAACGTCGATCACCCCTGAAGGAGAGAACCATGCAAACAAAAAAAATGGAGGACCTCGAAATGCTTTTCGCATTCGAGGAATGGGCAACCCCTCGAGGCTACGACCTGGCCCGATCGGCGGACGACAGCCAGTTTCACCATATCGAAACTCGCGCAGCGTGGCTTGGTTTTGAGGCTGCGCACGGTCCAGACGGCTGCCGCCCGATGGGTCAGCAGCTCTATGCCCTGCTCAAGAAAACAAGCGAATACGCCCACCAGACAAACAAGTTGTTTGAAGTCCGAGTCTGTAAGGCGCCCTACGACGACTACGTAGTCCACGGCGGACCAGGTGGTGTTTATCGACTTCGGGACGTGAATTTCTATGTGATCGAGGACGGAAAACAATTCCGCCTTAATTGACGCCGGCTGCAACCGGCAACCACTGAAAGGAGAGAACCATGCAGCGCACCAACGAAACAGCTCAACGGGGTAGCAGGGAGTTGTTGAGCAACCTGATCAGCACGATCGCAACCATCACACTGATCGCCGTCACGGCTATTCAGGTACCTGACGTGCTGATCTGGCTCGCCAAGTAACGCAGAAACGGGAAGTGGTGCCGAGGGGCTGCAACCCCTCGGCACCGACCACCACTGAAAGGAGAAAACCATGCAAGCTCAAACCCACAACGATGGCAATGCCGAGGCTATCACGAACACCGCCGTTCCCGGCTCTAGAACTCGTCCCACAATGGCGAGCCATCGTCTTGACCTACCCAGCGTCTGCGACATCTGCGGAAAAGCGCGCTCCACACGGAAACACCAAAATTGCAGCCGTCTCAGACAACAACGCAAGACTGCGGAGTGGGCTGCTCTTATGGCAGAAAAAGCTGCAATCAAACAAGCGAAGGGGCGTCGTTATGCTTAAACGCACCCTCAAACATTTTCATATGTGCTGCGGCCTTGGCGGCGGCGCTAAGGGTTTCAATAGCGCCAAGCCCATCGTGGGCAACATTCAGGCCGAATGGCAGTGCATCGGTGGCGTTGACGTAGACCCTGCGGGGCTGCGCGACTTCGAACGGCTCTCCGGTGTGCGCGGCACGCTGATGGACCTGTTTAACCGCGATCAATACATCCGCTTCCATAGCAAAGAGCCGCCGGCGGACTGGATCGAAGCTAGCGCCGAAGATCTGCGCCGCGCTGCCAATAACGAACGGCCTGACGCTGTGTTCATTTCCAGCCCATGCAAAGGTGCTTCGGGATTACTCTCCGAAACTATGAGTCTGACGCCTAAGTACCAAGCCTTGAACGAACTGACGCTCCGCTGCATCTGGCTGATGTGTGAAGCCTGGAAAAACGATCCAGTGCCGTTGTTGGTGTTTGAGAACGTACCACGCCTTGCCACCCGTGGGCGTCACCTGTTGGACCAAATCAACAAACTGCTCGGACATTACGGCTACGCCGTCGCCGAAACCACCCACGATTGCGGCGTAATTGGAGGCCTGGCCCAAAGCCGCAAGCGATTTCTACTGGTGGCCCGCCATATTGAGAAGGTACCGCCGTTCTTATACGAGCCAGAGAAAAAGACGCTGAAGTCCGTCGGATCGATACTTGGCCGCATGCCCCTAGCCGGTGATGTCGAATCCGCAGGCCCGATGCACCGAGTACCCGCGCTGCAATGGAAAACATGGGTTCGCCTCGCCCTGGTTACCGCAGGCAAGGACTGGCGTAGCTTGAACGAACTGGCGATCGAGGACGGTTATCTGCGCGACCTGGTCATTGTTCCCGAATACCGCGCCGGATATCTCGGCGTACACGATTGGCGCGATACGTCCGGTACCGTCGCTGGCCGCAGCAGCCCAACGAATGGTGCGTTCTCGGTAGCAGATCCACGCGCCAGGGCCGGCGCCCTTCAATATCAGCAGTACGGCGTTCGCCGCTGGGACGAAACGAGCGGAGCCGTCATCGGTGTGAAATCACCCGGGCAAGGTACGTTTAGCGTTGCCGACCCGCGCCGAGCTGGTGAAGGGTTCGGCAAATACCTGGTGTCACCGTGGGATCAGTCGACGGGAACCGTCATCGCCGGCAGCACAACCGGCCAAGGAGCTTTCGCTGTTCAGGATCCTCGCCCAGGAATGAAACGTGTGAAAGGTGATGCTTACCTGACTGGCGGGCATTACGGTGTTGTCGGCTGGAATGACCAATGCGGCGCCGTCTCGGCCAGCGCCAAGCAGGACAACGGGCGTTGGTCGGTCGCTGATCCCCGCATGCCGGAAGCAAATGAGCGGTTGACCTGCGTAATTGAAAGCCTTGACGGCACTTGGCACCGCCCCTTCACCACGCTGGAACTCGCCGCTCTGCAAAGCTTGGTCGATCCGGAGGAACAGTTCGAACTGGATGGCCTGAGCGATCAGGCATGGCGCGAGCGAATCGGCAATGCGGTACCGCCGGCAGCAGCCGAGGCCATTGCTCATGTGATGGGGACAACTCTACTGCTGGCCGCCGCAGGGGAAACTTTCATGCTCAACAGCATGCCTATCTGGGTTCGGCCTGTGGCGGTAGGGCTGAGCGTTGCTCAACAGGAGGCCACATGACAGGAAAACTTGACCGGTTCATGCGTGAAAAAGAAGTATTGGAAATCACTTCATTTTCCCGAACAACGTTGTGGAGGGAGATCAAACGAGGCAGATTTCCAAAGTCGGTAGTACTTTCCGCTGGCCGAGTAGGGTGGCGGGAATCAGCAATCGAAGCCTGGCAAGCCAACCCTCAACGCTGGCAGGTCAATGTCACCGAGGCCGCGTAAGCGGCCTTACTTAATTATCAACCAAACCTACAACTATTATTTAACCACACGACATCTAAAGATTTTTATTGCTAAACAAATTAATGTACATTGGATTTTTGTCTCGACCTTCTTTCGTCCAATCTACATTCAATACGGACAACGCAATTTGAACAAGCACCAAGACGAAGACAATAATTGAATATCGCTTCATCCAGATCAAATTAGTTAACTGAAGCTCACCATCACTCAAACTCTTCCGCCTTTCAACATCCACCCTAAGTGCATTAACTTGTGATCGAATACTAGCAATTCTGCCTTTAGCATATTTCCAGTACTTCGCATCACTAAAATGCAACCCACTTTCAACGGCTCCCAACCGCTCTTCGATCAAATTTAAATCGAGGTTTGCCTTCAGTAAAACCTTAAGATCAGAACGAACGCTATTTTTATACCTAAAAAATACAGGGCTAACTTTTTTCATACACACTTTAAAGTCAGCGTATATCTCTGACAACATAAGCATACAAGCATAGTGATCGGTTACGCCATTATAACTCGTAAGATAAGACCCCCTCCAGCCTTCGTCAGGGTGGATCTCGTTCTTTATAAAAAAAGCATCAACATCAATATTTTTTGCAAAATGGTCCTCTATATAGTTTTCTGAAGAATCATCGCTGATAGGCGAATTAAAAAAAGCACTACTCCAAGGTTCTAGCACGGTTATAGCTGAAGCCTCCTCCTCATCAGCACCATTACCATCACCCTCAATGCTAAAATAGGAACCTAGACCCTCCCGATAAAAATCCGCGGCAGTTGAAAACTCTGTAATACTCTTTTTTACACCGCAAACTTGAAGAAACGCTGAAGCAGCCTGACGAGCTTGAGATACCACATCTCGCCCATTCTTATAGATAACTTCTTCAACAAGAGACCGCTTATCATGATGTTCTATCACAGCAAATCGCCGCGAAAAAGGGTTAATAGATTGAAAACACTTGTACCGCTTAATATCCCTCACATCCACATTTGAAATTTTCTTCTCTACCGCCTCATCAAAATAAATATATAGCGACAAATATGAAACCCCATTCTTCAGCCTTAGAAGAGTTATGTAGCAACTTTTAGGAAGCCTCGCAACAATGCTAATAGTGCTAACCGCAAACATATCTGAACGATCGAACGACACCAACCCAAGATTATTAAAACCAGTATCAACCAAATTAGTACTTCCAATACCTTTTTCATGACTAGCATGATAATTTGCCGGCGATCTGCTTTGACTATTCATCCACTTATGAATTTTCGCCAAATCACTCCGCCCCATAGCTCCAACCAAACTGACCCCTTTCCACTTCACACCCCCACGAAATAAACTGGCAGTATGTACAGCATCCTCTAACTCATAAAGCTCGTTGAGCTCATCACCTTCTGGCCCAACATAACTACTGACTAAATATTTGAACCTTTTAGAAAAAAGCCATGGATATTTAGCAGCCGTAGAAAACACCCACTTAGTGTATCTCGCCTTTAAAGGTTCCAAAGTAGCGTACTCCGTACAATATCCATTGAAACGCAACGCCCTTGGCTCAATCCACCAAGTGCATAATTGATTTATAGTTAGATCGAGCGTAGCAGACTAATCTAATTCTACCGAGATGACGTTTTTTTGTAGCCAGGTTGCCCAGCGTTGTAGACCATTTTGTTTTTCATCGAAATAGTCATAGCGGTCGTAATGCTTCGATGCTACATCTCCAAAAGCATGACCCTGAATTCTGTCACGAAGCTCTTTGGTCAGCTTTGCGACTCCCATCAGCGTCTTACAGGTGCGCCGCAAATCTCGCATGGTAAAAGGGCCATTGAATTTGTCTGGATGCCGGCTGCAAAGTTTTGTAACTGCACGAGACAGTGAGTTGGCGTGCAGCGAGCTGCCTGGCATTTTGCCTTCGAAGGGGTAGACGCTCGTCGCATTGATTTCGTCCATTGCCTTAAGGCTCTGTCGCATCAGTTTGTTGTAGGGCACTACGTGCAACGTGCGCTCGCCTTCGGTCGATCTACCTTTCTTGTTGCGAATGATCAGATGGTCTTTGAGGTAGTGACGCCGCTCGGTCGCGAGCAACTGTTCCGGTCTTTGGCCACCTGACGCGATCAGAAACTTAATCAGTTCTGCAGTAACCACACTTAACTGCTCAGGCAGCATTTGCCAGAGGTGCGCGAGCTCAACCGCGGACAACGCTCGATCACCTGGTTGCTCCCAATCGGCCTGAACGGGCACGCTGGCCACTGGGTTGCTTTTGACCCCAAACTTCACATCGGTTTTCTGGTAGCTACGTGGGTTGAACTCCTGCTCAATTGCGACTTGGAAAGCCGCGTGCAGTTGCGATCGCAGTCTATTGCAGTACGTGGTCACACCATTTGCGATCATCTTGGCAATGATGTCCCGGACTTCCCCAGGACCGATGAGAACAGCCGGGAGCTTCATTAGGTTTGGGAAAGGTTCAGAAACGTAGTGTTTGAAAGACCACTTAACATCCTCAGCGGAAGCAGCACCCTCCCCCGTCAGTTTGGTGATGTAGCCGTCCAACACGTCCTGGAAGGTGCCGGCCGCGACCACAACTTCCTTCTCAGCGCGGCACAGATCTCGCGCATCAGCTAACCCGAGCGTTGGCCAGGTACCGAGCTTGCTCTTGATCTTCTTGCCGCTGCTGTAGCGCTGGAAGTAGAACTCCTTGGTCCCGCTGGCACGCACTCGCAGAAGCAACACGCCCTCGCCTCTAGCTGTACGACCATCTGAGACTGTGTATTCCTTTTCAGCAGGCTTCATTGCCTTGATTTGTTTCTCTGTGAGCATGTGGGGGCCGTTAATGGGGGCTGTATGACTGAAATATGGGGTAAACCGCTGAAACAGACTGAAATCGCGGATCGCCCCTTAAACCCACGTGGAACGGGGCTATTCGGGGCATAAGCATACATCCGGCACCCATCTGAAACACCACCCGCCCAAGATTCCCAAGCTGATAACGAGGGTTCGATTCCCTTCACCCGCTCCAATCAAATTTTGGTCTCACGTTAAGAGGATTTTGACGGGGGATGTAGAGACAGAAAAAACCGGTCCAAGTGGCCGGTTTTTTTATGTCCGATTTCGGGTGAGGATAATCGAGGAAAAAACTCGAAACACACAAAACACCTCAATCAAGCCTCGCACAAACCCATTCCCACAGCGCCCTCCTAGACTCGATTTGTATCGCCGTCTCACCAAGCCAGGAAGATTTGGTGGGTATAGTGTTGATTACATAAAATCAGTAGGTATAGTAACCACAAGCACACCACAGGGAGGTGATGTGAATAGCCGATTTTTGATAAGCCAAATCATTGCGGACGGTTGGTATCTGGTACGTATCAGAGGCAGCCATCATCACTTCAAACACCCGACCAAGCCGGGGTTGGTGACGGTCCCTCATCCGAAAAAAGATCTGCTCAAGAAAACGGCCATCAGTATTTTGCAACAGGCGCTGCTCTAACGACCTGACGCGCTGAGTCCTCGGAGGACACTGAACATGCTTTACCCAATTGCCATTTCAATGGGCGACGACGAGCACGCCTGGGGCGTTGAAGTCCCCGACATTCCGGGCTGTTTTTCCGCTGGGGAAGATCTGGACGACGCGATGGCGATGGCCCGCGAGGCCATCGAAGGTCATTTCGAGATATTGGCCGAAGACGGTTCGCCCATTCCGCCTGCCAACAAAGTGACCCTGCACGCGGC